GCCACAATGCGCTGCTGCGACTGGGCCGAGCGGACGCGATCGAAAACCGACGGCGGCTCTTCGTAGCGAGTGATGCTTGACCGTTGATGCTGGAACCGCTCAACATTTCTACGTTTCCGCTCAAGCAGGGAATCGACTTCTGCTTGCGCGCCCTGTTTCACAAGGTCAGCGGCATACGCAGCCATTGGCGATGCAAGGCCGAGCTTCTCAAATACGGCGAGACCCTCAGCACGCGAGGCGGCGCGGTCGAGATCGTCCTGTGCACCGGGAAGAGCCCTGTTCACAGCGCTACTCTCTGCCGCGAAATCCGCTTCGTTTTGAAGGTCCGCCGCTGAGTTGCCGAGGTCTTCACCGAAACTCGGCAGTGCTTTGATTCCTTCAACCACCGCAGCTATTGCGCCGGCTACGGCATCGAACACTTCTTTAGCTGTGCGAGCCCCGCTCGCGATGGCGTCCCAGTCGATGCTTGCGAACGCATCGGCAAGCCATTCGACGCCCCCGGCGACGTTCTGGCCGATCACGTCCTGATTGCGGTCGAACCACTGACCGAGGCCCTCCAAGTGCGGCTCCAACGCGTCGAGGAAGTGACTGCCAATCGTCGTCGTGAACGTCTCATAGCGACCCTTGAGCCGCGCGACCTGGTCGCCAAGTGCCTCGTTCTTCTCCGCCATGTCGGTCGACATCACGCCGTCAGAGCGCTTCTCGTCTCGCAGTTTCTTGATCTCGACGGCGCCGGCTGCTGCCAGGGCAGTCATGTCTTTGCCCGCGCGCCCGAAGATCACCTGCGCCGCTGCCGCCCGCTTCGATGGGTCCTCGATCTCTTCGAGCGCCGCGACGTAGAGTCCCAGCGCTTCCTCGGTCGACGTCGTCGCCTTGACCTGCTCGAGCAGCGCGGGGTTCAGTGTGTCTTTCGTGTACTTGGCGAGCTTGCCCGTCCCGTTCCGCAGAGGTCCGAGTTGCTTCGACAGGTTCATGATCGCGCTGTTGAACGTGGCCGTCTCGACGCCCGACTGACCGGCCGCGTACCGCCACTCTTGCAACGCTTCGATGGCGAACCCGGTCTTGGCCCGGAAGTCGACGAGCTCGCCCGAAACCTCGAGCGCCTGCTCAGCCCAGCCCTTCGCAGCGATCCCCGCGCCGACCATGCCCGCACCGAGGGCGCCAACGCCGTACAGGAGCGCGCGGCCCGTGCCCTCGCGGATACTCGTCCCGACGCTCGACAGCGCCGAGGATGCGCTGGTCGCCTGCCCGCGGAGCCCCGACAGCGAGCGCCCAATCTGGCGCGCCGTGCGGCCAATGACCTCGGACGCGCTGTCCTTGGCCTTGACGTGGACTGCTACGGGATAGGTCGTCGCCACCGCTCACTCCTGGCCGCGTGGCCGTAGCAGGTCCACTGAGTCGAGCCACCAGTTCAGCTCCGAGACCGTCAGCCGTGCGACGTCTCGGGGTCCCCATCCGAATCGGTCCGCCAGTCGGACGGCTCCGGTTCGCCAGTCGAACGGGAGCCGTTCAAGAAAGGGGCGAGCGCCTGCCCCAGGCGAACGAAATCTTCCAGCGGCACTTGCGACGCCTGGCTGGCCGAGACCGCCCCGCACTGCACGAGCACGTGACGTTGCCAGTCGACCCGGAATGGAAGCACCTCGAGCGTCGTCTGCATCGCTTCGACGCTGCTCTCGTCGAGCCAGCCGGCAAGCTCGCCGATACCGGGGAGGCGCGCGAGCCGCAGCGTCGAAGTCATGGTCTCCGGTGAGCCCGCGAGGATCGGCCGGGACAACGTGAACTCGAACACCCCCGGCGTCTCCGGCTTCGGGGCGGGCCCCGGGCGCGGCGCCGGCGGCGGAGCGCTAGCGCTCCGGTTCGCCGGGCCACCCGGGCGCGGCGGTGTGGTCGGTCGCGACGCCATCAGGTCTCAGTGCACTTCTGGGCGAAGCACTCGACTTCGACCGTACCCTCGACCAGGTCGTGTTCGAACGTGCCTTTCGAGGTCGCGCCCGTGAACGAGTAGACCCGCCCACGCGTCCGGATCGAACACGGCTTGTTCACGAAGTCGTGATACTTCTTCGCCGTATTCGTATCGTAGACCTGCATCGTCCCCTTGAAGCCAGGGGCGATTGGCGTGCGCTTGATCCCGACCTTGCCGGCGTGGGAGATCTTCTCTTCACGCATCTCCGAGTTCGGTTGGACGGTGAACCCGCCCTCGAACTCGCAGATCACGCCATCCATCTCGACCATCAGAACGCCACTGCAGAGTTCATCCATGGCTTACGCCCCCGGGAATTGCAGGTAGGGGCGGAAGATCGCCGCTACCACGTTGAGCTGATTGGCGAAGTCGACGGGATAGCTGATATCCAGTCGGTTCGCGTCGTCCGCGTTGCGCTCGACCACGAGGTTCTCGGTGAAGGTCTCGAGGTTCTCCGTCACGGCATTGGCGACGTGGAGCTCGTAGCGACCCACGAGGTGCGCGTGCACCATGTCGGGGTCGACGGCCGGCGTCCCCTGCGACACCACCGCGGCGTTGTCGACGAGGATCTTGCCGCTGCAGTACTGGCGCGTCGCACCCTCCATGTCGTCGATGACGTACATGGCCTGGTGCAGCGTGTTCGTCCACCGAAGCGTCCGGTCCGCGACGCCGTTGCCGTCGGTCTTGTAGTGCGTGACCGCGGCCTCAATCCGAAGCTGCCCGTACTGGTCGGTGAAGAGACCCGCGACCCCCGCGATCCCGAGCGTGTTGCGCTCGGTCGACGTGAAGCGCGACGCCTGGACCGGACCCGGCATCGCCTGGCCGAGCGCGTCGAGCAGCGCCAGATCCATGTACGGGACCGCCGGGTGCGACCGGGTCGACTTGACGATCTGCCCGGCCGCCGCCGCGGCGATCTCCCACTCCGGGCAGGGCGGGGCCGCGAGCCCGAACGTGGTCTGGTGCGGCGAGTTGCGCGAGCCCGACCAGGTGGTCAGGTCCGAGACGCTCGCGACCATGCACGAGTAGGCGTGCGAGCGGTTGGCCCGCAGCGCATCCCACCGGTCGAGCAGCTCGGCGTCGAACGCGTCCATGATCGTGTCGTCGGTCCGAGGCACCACGATGTGACGCACGTTCTGGGCCGCCATCGCCGTGATGAGGGTCGTGATCGCGGGGTCGGTCGAGCCGCCCGAGACCTGGGTGAGCGTCAGCGCGACGCCCGCCGGGAGCACGTCACCCGGATCCGGGTTGACTTCGATCCGGCCCGTGTTGCCCGCGACGCCTGCGTTTTTGGCCGTCAGTGTGACCGTGTCCGTGGACACCGACGCCACCGTCGGCAGGTACGTGTGAAGGTCGAGCTCCGCTTCGATGGCCGCGGCGATCGTATTCGCGGAGTCGCCGGCATCGACGCCGACCGCGATCCGCTTGCCGAACACGCGGAGCTTGATGACCCCGCCGCCGGTCGCCGGCGCCGTGACCTGGATGCTGCCGGTGGCCTTCGTCGTGCCGTTGTCCCCGAGCACGCCGCCCCACAAGTCCGCGGTCGGGTCGTTCTTGAGGTACGCCTGGCACATGAGCGCGAGCTGCGAGCCCACGCCGAAGAGGGCAACCGCCCGCTCCGGGCTCGTCACCTGCACGCACGTGTTGGCCGTGGCAGAGCCGGGGCTGGTCTTCTGGCCGACGATCCCCACCCGGTGGGGCGCCTCGCTCGGCGTCGTGCCCTGCCGGCTGAGCTGGACCGCGACGAGCGAGACGAGCGTCGAGCTCGGCACCTCGGAGATTGAGATCGCCATGGCTTACTCCCCGCCCTTCTTCGTGGGCTTCGATTCCGGGACCGGCGCGGGCGCGGGCTCGACGATCGGCTCAGCGCGAACGCCGCCGTCCTCGACCCGAGCGCGCCAGTACGAGTCGAGGTTGACCTCTTCGCCACCGGCGAGCAGGGCACGCCCCTGTTTCGGCGAGCCCGCCGGCCAGAGGATCCGAGCGCCGTCGCGCGGGATGAGTCGGACACGTTCACGTTTCGCGGCCATCACGCCTCCAGGTCTTGCAGGTCGACTGTTGCGATCGTGTCGCCGTCGACCGTGATCGTGGCCACGACGCGCTCGAGCGCATCGCCGCCGGTGTATGCGGGCCGCACGACGCGGCGCTTGAGTTCGTGGACTTGGCGGAATCGGCCTTGTCGAAGTCCGGACTCGTCCTTGTAGACCGCCTTGTCGCTCGGCTTTGGCTCGAGGCCATCGCCGGAGCCTGACCCCTGGCGGTACTGAACCAGCCAGTCGCCGTCTTGCCAGAGCGCGACGAACGCCTGTTCCTCGAGCGTGTCGAGCCGAGCCGCCAGGGCCGCATCGGTCTCGCCATCCGTCGGCACGACGTAGCCCATGACGACGAGCTCGAGCGTCTCTTCGAAATCGTTCTTGCTGTGGCTCTTGCACACACGCCGGACCGCGCCGGTCTCGACGACCAGCATCGGCGTGACGTCAGCCGTGACGCTCCCGTCCTGCGTGTCGGCCTGGATCCCCCGGGTCTGCGTGTCGCGGACGCGCGTGCTCGCAATGGTCCCCGCGGCGGCAAGCCGGGTGATCGCATCGGTCCGCACTGTCGTTGCCCACGCTGCCGGCACAGGTCACCGCCTCAAGATCAGGACCAGCGAGCCAGCACCGTCAGGGCGAGCCTCGATGATCGTGTATGTGATGCCGCGTACCTGGACCGTATCGATGTCGCAGGTGATCGCGGCGTCGTCGAACTGCTCTCGCTGCACACAGATCTGAGTCGGCGTTTCGATGACAGCGGGCCCGTCGGAGAGGACCTCCTCACGGGCCGCTGCGGAATCGAACTCACCGCGGATCGAGTACGGCTCTCCGCCGATGGTCAGCACGGCCGACTCGCCCCAGACACGCCCACTCGTACGTTGGACGAGCCGGGCAAATCGGTCGTACCTCGCCACTTACGCGAAGGTCCCGAGCAGGATCCACTCGACCCAGACGACCAGGACCGAGTTCGTGTTGCTGGTGCCTTCGACCGCCACCGTCGCGCGGATCTTGCGCTCGACCGTGGTCGGAGCCAGGACCGCCGCCGCCGCCGTGACCGGCGTACCGGTCGCATCCCAGGTCGTGCCCGAGCTGATGGCGGTCGCCGCCTTCAGGCACGCGGCGCTGTCTTCGGTCCCGAGCGCGATCGTCGCGCCATCCGAGGTCGGCGAGGCGAATTGGTTGCGCAGGACCTTGTAGATGTACCGGAGCGGCAGAGCGCCCGCGGGGATGAGGCCGCCCTCGAGGTCGTGAGCCCCCGTGGCCAGGCCCCCGTTGCCGTCGAGCCACCCGCACGTCCAGCCGGACAGCGCGTGATCGGCCGGTCGGATCTGAACGGCGACCTTGGTGTCCGACGACCCCGCCGCGACGACACAGACGCCGATGAACGGGCCGAGCGGCTTGGCCGTCGCGACCTCGTTCTCTCGGTCCCAGTAGAGGCGGGCCCCGAAAGCGATGGCCTCGGCCGCCTCGTGAGGTGTGTCCGCGATCGCCGCCGAGACCTTGGTCAGCCGAAGCTGTCCGGCCGTCTCGAGCGCGACCTTGGCCCCGCTGGCGGCGTCCGAGTAGGGCACGCCGAACAGGTTCGGCGCGACCACGAGTGGCGTGCCACTGACGAGCGCAGAAGGCGCCGTCACCGTGACTCGCGTCGACTCCGAGATTCCTGCCTGCATGTCTCTCTCCTCTTGCGCCGGTCAGCCGGCTAGGGGCCCAGTGACGGGCCCGTGTTGGGTTACCTGCCCTCGTCGGGGCTTACGCGCCGGCGTTGCGAGCGCAGCCGCGGAAGCTGAGCGCGTTCGCCTTCGCCGCAACGCGAACGATCGTCTCGACGCCGCGCGAGCGCTCGTCGAAGAGCTGATCGACCAGGACGCCTTCGTTCCCGAGCACGGCCTCGCCGAAGCACGGGTGCATGCCCGGATCCGCGAAACCGTAGAACGACGTCGCCGACGTGATGTGCGGCGACGCGACGTGGCGCTTGCGGATGCTCTCGGTGACGACGCCGCTCGACGTGGTCGGCATGTAGCCGTTGGTCGCGAGCAGTTGCTCCATCTTGTGCTCGAGCGTGGTGCCCGTGAGCCAGAGCGCGATTTCCGCGTCGAGCTTGAGCGAGCCGCCCTCGGCATCGGTGACGCTGCTCTGCTCGCGGACCTTCTTCCGAAGCTCGGCCAGAAGGTCGGCGGACAGAGCCCCGGTCGTGCCGACGTTGCCGTTGGTCGAGCTGAACAGGTAGGTCCCGCTTTCGTTCTGGGTGAGCTGCGGACCGCTGCCGCTGTTGAGCTGCAGGAGCGCGTACATCTTCGCGTCGCGGAACGCGCTGATGCGGCGGCCGTAGTTCCGGAACGTGCGGCCGATGATGCCGTAGCGATCATTGACGCCCGCACGGCGCGAGAACTTGATGCGACGGCCCCACTCGGTCAGCGAGATCGGCTCGCCCTTCTCCGCGATGGTGCCCTCGGTCGGGACGCCGGACTCCGGCACTTCCTCGAGGTCCGGGAACTCCGAGAGGTCGACGTACTTCGTCTCGCGGAAGTCGCCCATGGGGATGGGGATCGACCAGTACTGGTACGTCGTCGGCTGGGCCTTGACGCCGTCCATGATCACGAGCTCGGTGGCCGAGCCGAAGACGATGTCGAGGTCGTCGATCGTCACCTCGCCGAGACGCTCGACGAAGTTCCGCTCGTACTTGGGTCGGCTCAGGCGGTAGCGCATCACCGACTCGGCGGTCGTCGAGTGGAGGCGCGCGTACTCCATGATCTCGCCGTCGTCGAGGTGGCTGAACTTGACGCCCTTGCGCTGCAGAACGCCCTCGGCGAGCCGACGCTGGGTGAGGTTCGGGACGTTCTCGTGGAGGAAGCGACGTTCGTCGTCCTTCAGCGTGACAGTCTCCGCGCCCATCTCGACGGCCAGCGCCTTGACCAGGAGCTTGCCAAGCTTGTGGCGACCCTCGCTGTTGACGGTCGTCCCCTGCTGGCCGTGCACGATCTGCTCGGCATCCCAGGCCAGGCGCGCATCGACGAACTTGGGCCCGATCTCGTCGATCGGAAGGTCGCTCTCCGCGAACTTCTCGATCATCGCCTCGAGCTTCTCCGCGCCGATCGGCGCCGCGATCCGAGCCGCGGCCTTGATGGCGCGAAGGCGTTCCTTCTGCTCGTTCAGCACCTGAGCGCGGAGCTGCGCCTTCTCGGCTTCGGTCGGGGCATACGTGGTGGTCATCGATGGATCTCCTGCGCCGAAGTCGGCCGAGAGGGTCTGTGCGCCGGGGTCAGCCCCGACCGTCACGAATGAGAGTTCGTAGGGCGTCCACTTCATGGCTCGCAGACGGGTGACCGTCTGGCCAGCGACGCCCTTCTTCGAAATGTACGCGAGCGTCGAGCGGTCGATGTCGGCGCCCATGGACAGGTTCTTTCGAATGCCGTCCTTCACGTCCTGCACGAATGCAGCGAGAGCCGGGTCACGGGAGAACTGGACGCGGGCCTTGCCCATGCCGTTCTCGACACGCGCCGTACCCTCCATGACCTTGCCGATCTGAGCGTCCGACGTGTGGTCGCGATGGTCCTTCAGGACTGCCGCGCCCGCGTTGTACCGAGTGAGGTCCACGCCCGCGAAGTCGAACGACAGGAAGAACTCGCCGTCCTCCCAGTTGTACCGAGCAACCTCAGCGCCGGTGTACCAGGTGACCTCGATCGAGTTGGTCTCGTCGTCCCACGTTCCGGGGACGAACGACGCCGACGTGCGGGGCTTCGTCTTGAGTTGGTCGAGGTGGAGACGGTCGATCATGGCGACCACGCTACACCTGAACGGGCGAGCAGGCGAAACGCCTTACATCGTCCATCGTGCTACGGGGCGGAGCTCCGTTCCGGTTCGGTCGGTACTTGCTGCGTTTGGCCACTCGACGTCGTCATCGAGGGCAGGCAATCGAGCACGATCCCGCGCTTCTTCGCCTCCTCGTTCTGGCGCGCCAGGCGGTCCCACTCGACGGACGGATCGCGCCCCTCCTCCTCCCAGACGCGCTCGAGGTCAGTGAGTCCGTTCCGGAGCTGCAGGTTCGTGGCCTTCGCTTCGGCTGCGCGGTCGACCTCGGAGAACGGCGGGAACACGCACCGCATCGGGTACGTGATCTGGTAGGACCCGCCTCCCCGAATCGTCCGTTCGCGGCTCATCGCCGAACGAGGCACGAGATTCGCCGCGACCCCCGCGTCGATGAACCACCCGTAGACCCGACGAATGGTCATCGGGATGACGACCTCTTTTTGGATGAATCGCACGAGCGCCCGGTGGTCGATCTGCCCGGCCTTGTAGCTCGTCCAGTTGGTTCGGCTGAGGTCCGCGGTCAGCTGCTCGTACGTGACCCCGAGCGCCGCCGCGACCTTGCCGACCTCGTCGCGCTTGAGCACGTCGAATGTCGTGCCGACCGGACTGTGAATCTTCACGTCCTGACCCGCCTTGAGATAGGTCCACGTCCCCGGGATGAAGTGCTCGAGCACTTCGTCGTCGGCGTTCGTGTTGCCCTCGTCATCGGGGTTGCCCGTGATCCCCGCGCTGTCCTCGCCGCCCGAACTCGTCACGACGCCCATGAACGCAGACTCACCGATGGCCCGGGTCCGCTGGGCGTCCCCGAGAATCTGCAGGTCTCGGATCCCGACGAGCGCGGGCGTTGCAAAGGGGACCCCCCGGGTTTGCCCGATCTCTTGCGGCACGAACAGGTGGGACAGCACTTGCTCAGGTACGCGGACGATCGTCCCGTCGGCGAAGTCGCCGTTGGGCAACTCGCGCCACAGGTGATAGGCCACCAGCCGGTTCAGGGCATCGAACTCGATCCCCTGAACGATGCGTCCTCCGCGCTGGGTCCGCTGGGTCAGGTGGGTCGCGACGTGCCCGATGTCGAGCGCCTCGAGCTGCAGCGGCACCGTAAGCCCGTCTTCGATTCGCCGAGCTCGCGCTCGCATGATGGCGCCGCCGCTCCCGAGCATTCCGCCCACGAGCTGCCACATCAGCCCCGAGAACGTCAGATAGCCCGAGGTCGACGCCTCCATCTCCCACTCGTCCCAGAGCTGATCGATGTCGCGGTTCAGCACCGGGTCACTGGTCGCCGCTCGCGGCCTCACCCCGGCGATGGCAATGGACAGCTTTCGAAGCGCCGTCGCCGCCATCATGTCGTTCCGCGCCATGTCGACCGACCGAGCGCGCAGCCGGTCGCCCTGGCGGCGAGTGAGCGAGTCGACCGCGCGCGGCGTCACCGCCGACCAGTCCGCGTGGCGCCCTTCCGTGCTGGCCGCGTCGAAGTTCAGCGCGTGCTTGATCCCGAAACTGCCCAGCATCAGAGCCCCCTGCCTACGGTCATTCGTCCCACGCGACGACGGGCCGATGTCTGACCCAGCTGGCGGCGGAGATTGTCCCGCGCCCGGATCATCGCATCCTCGCCACGGAACGTGGTCGAGCGCGTCGACCCACCCGTCGTGATGGACACCGAAGCGGCCCCCGTGTCGATGGCCTCTTCGAGTTCGTCTAGCCTCTGTTGGAGTTCGGCAGTCGTCGCCACGAGTCCCCCCACGGCGACGACTTCGCCGCCTTCTTCTTCGGCGCCGGCTTCGGCGCTTCCTTCACTATCGCCGCTGGCGAACCACTGCGCAACGGTTCAGTGTAGACCATTGGGCACGGCGGCAGGTCATCGCGCTCCCCACACGGGAGCGGCAGGCGCCGATAGTCGAGCGACAGGAACGCCGCGTAGGCCCCGACGAAACAGTCGAGCGCCTCGTTTCGGTCATGGCCTTTCTTGAGTTTCCAGCGCGCCACCGCGTGCCCGGCGGCGTCCTGGGTTCGAACACGCTCCTCGGCACAGAGCTGGGTGAAGTACTCTGGCTGTAGCGCAGGAACCGTTTCGAGCGGGAAACGGATCATTGGCGGATCATCTTTGGCCAGGCGCAGCATCAGATCGCGCTTGGCGCGCGAGACGTTGAGCGGGATCTGGTGCAACGTCCCCTTCTTCTTCGCGATCTTCTGGTGCCAAATCGGGCGCGAATCGTTCTCGCCCTGCGGCGACGAGAGCCCCTTCGTCAGGAACTGCCGGCGCTTCTGCCACCCGAACGTCCTGCTCGCTGCCGCCGCCGCATCCCAGTGTGAACCCGAGCCCGTGTCGATGCCGCCCGCGCTAATGGCCAGCATGCCCGCCGGCGTCCGGAACCGGCGCGTGAGGATCTCGTTCGCCTCGCCCCAGACGGCATGCCCCCGCGTCGGTGGGTCGCCGAACAGGATCCAGTGACCGATGAGCGCGCCCTCGTTCCGGTTCGTCCACCCCCACACGCTGACCTCGAGGCGGTCCTCTTGGACGTCGACGAACGAGGTCAGCACCTGGACCCATGCCGGGACCTCGCACCGCTGACCGGCGCCCCAGCCCCGCTCGGCACGCGAGGCCAGCGAGTCGGGGTCGACGACGGCACCGCTGCCATGACGCCAGGCCTCGGCCAGGTCGAGCGTGACGAAGTCCCGCATCAGGACCGGGTCTTTCTTGGCGGCGAGGAACTTGCCGGCGAGCTTGCCCCACGAGACCCATGGTGAGTACAGCGCCGACAGGTGGAAACCCCGAGCTCGCGGCAAGGTCGCCGTGGCCGTCGGGCGCCATCGCCCCTGACGGAGCATCTCTTGTTTGTGGTGGTGTTCGATCCAGTGCCCGCACTCGGCGCACTCGTAGCACGCTCGGTCGGCCTCGCCCTCGCGCCAGACGACGCCGCCCCGCCGGTCGGGGCTCTTGCGGAAGTTCAAGGCCTGGAACGCCCCGCACTTCGGGCACGGCACGTCGAACAGGCACTGGTCCGTCTTGCTGTACCAGTCGCAGATCGGGGAGTCCCCCTCATCGGTCGGCGTGGAGACGAGCCCGATCTTGCGCTCGACGAAGTTTTGCGAGCGGTGCTCGACGATGTGGACCGGCGAGCCCTCGCCCCCGAGCTCACGCGGGAAACGGTTCAACTCATCGAGCAGGAGCACGCCGCAGGGCTTCGAAGCGAGCCCGGCCTTGCTGGTCGCCCACAACAGGAAGAGCATCCCGCCCGGGAACTTCTTTGCTTGGATCGAGTCCTTGCCCTTGCGCCCGTCGGTGTCCTTGGTGGCCGCACCTCCGACGAGAGCGCGCAGTGCCGGACTCGCCTTGATGGCGTCGTCGACGCGCTGATCGCTGAAGTCGTTGCACGCCTTCTCGTCTGGCAGAACGTAGGCGAGCGGCCGCGGAAACTGGTGCATGTAGAACCCGACCACGTTCAAGAGCGCTTCCGTCTTTCCGACTTGCGTCCCGGTCCGGAACACAATCCACTCGGTCGGGTCATCCGGGTGAAAGCAGTCGAGGATCTCGCGGTCATACGGCACGCGGTCGGTCACCCATGGCCCCGGCTCAGGCGAACTGAGCGACGACAGGTGACGGTAGCGATCAGCCCACTGCGAGACGGTGAGCGCCGGCTTCGGCCTAAGCCGAGCCGAGACCGCATGTCGGATGCGGCGGAGTTCAGGATGCACGCGCGCCCCCCTTCTTCGGCGGACGGCCGCGCCGCTTTGGGGCCGACGCCGGCTCGGCTTCATCGGGCTCGTCCACGAGCTCGGTCACCTTGTCGTCGTGCTCGGCTTCGGCCGCCTCCTGGTCGACCCGCTGCGACAGTCCGTCCCGCTCGCGCTGAATCACTGCCCTGGCCTTTCGAGTGACCTCGCGAGGGTCGCCCCCAAGAGCCGCCGCCAACTTGGCCGGCAGGGTGTCGAGCATCGCGTCGAACGCCGCAGCGATGCCAATCCAGGCCCGCTCGACCTCTTCGACCGGAATGAGCTTGCGCTCGAGCGCGTCGACCTTGAGTTCGGCCAGGCGCGCCCGTGCGGTCAAGTCTCGCACCTTCAATTGCTCGAGCGTGCTGGTCTCGGCGTCGTCGTCGCGCTCATCGTCCTGGCCCGGCACCGGGCTTTTGACCTCGCCGCGGCGGTACGCGGCCTGCCATGCGGCATCCATCATCTCGACGTCGACCGCCGACATGCCAGGTTGCCACGGCATGTGGAGCCGCTTCGACGAGAGCTGCAGGGTTCGTATGCTCACACCCAAGCGCTGGGCGTACTGTCCAGGGCTAAGTGTCATGAATACACGAAGCGAAATAAGGTTTACAACTCATGTACTAGCCACCCCTCGGCCCCGACAGGC